TACGATGGCTTTACAACATGAAGTGCAAGGAGATACTGTGACATATATTATCGAATCTTTAGTCGCAATTCCTTCTCTAGCTGCTATCATTAAAGCATTTATTTCAGCGTGTAATTCATTTAAATTACTCCATTCGTGATGTTCTTGCCTATCGAAATTATTGGCATCAAAAACTTCATCACAATTTGTGTGACCAGAAGGAGTACCATTAATACCTGTAGAAATAATTCTATTATTCTTTACTAGTACAGCACCTACTTTATGTGAAACGCAATGACTGTTATCTCCCATTCGCTTAGCTATATCTAAAAATGTAGAATGCCATCTAACTTCTTTTTCAATTAAACTATATTCTACAGTTTTAATGGCTTTCAAATCAGATGTTAACAATACTTTATAAACTTTAGTCATCAGTTTTAGGCGAGGAGACCCCGACTTCTAAGCGAGAGCGAAAGTCGGGGAGGAATCGCCCTTCCTCCTTTCAATTAGTAATGTACTACCATACTCAACTCTTTTTAGCTTTTTCCAGCTTGCTGAAGCATGCACTTTTGTGCCATCTAACAGCCGAAGGTCAAAATAACCGCTGCTTCTTCTGCCAAATATAAAACATTCTTTCCCTTCGTACACCACCTTGTCAAACAGTTGAAACCCTTTGACAAATCGTGGAGCTTTGTTTGATTTTCGTTTTCCACCTTTCAAGATGGTTGCCTTATGCAATTGACGGTTGTTTTTGCGAACGAATTTTAGAAGATAAACCGTGCCACTTGGCTTAGCTAGTGGATTTCCACTAATACAACGAGCATCCACCATATGAGACTTAGACAGTCCATTAGCAATGCGAATACACTTGGTGATATACCCATATGTGATATTTGCATGCGAGTATTTTTCTCTTATCCTACTAAGCATTGCCCATCGCATGGCAGTCATCTGACTAGCATCCCTCATAGGCGGTCGTTTGCGTTGTAATATATGTTCAAGCCCTTTTTCGTGAATTTCATGGTGACATGTTTTGCATAGAGTAATCAGATTATCTGGTGAATCACCTCCTGTCTTTCGACTTTCAATATGATGCACTTGGAGAACAGGGTCTTTCTTTTTTCCTTTGCAATATTGACAAGTATGATTGTCTCTGTATAGAACATACTCTCTAACATTCCAAAACCCCATTTGTTCTCCTTGTTGATATTTCACCCCTTGGATATTTGGGTTCTTTAATTTCTGTGTATCGAATGTTGCTACCTCAATAGTGACAGATGTAACAGGGAGAATATTGTGTACTAAATCAATCAACTTTATATGCGAGTTGATTTTGTGTTGAATAGATGGTGGCAACCACCCCTCTGGTTTTCTTCTGTTAAGAAATCTGGCTTCTCGGTAGCGAGTCTTTCTATTTCTTCGACTTCTGCGGAACTGTCTCCGTATAGCAAGTAAATCCACAATATCTGTTCGAAGTTGCGCTTCCGCTTCAAACAGCACATCTTTCTCTGTTGTTGCGGAAATTCCTACATGTCGTGTTCCCATGTCAACACCCAATGACACTGGTTGTTTGTAACCACTACTACCATACAGAAGCTGGATGGTAAAAGGTGTCCTTCTTACTACTTTTGCTTTCTTCTGTTTTAACAGAAGTCTTGCTTTCCTTGGTGAGCATGGCATGAGCGGTTTTCCATGCTTATTGATAATGTACACGAACAAGACGTGTACCTCCTTTCAGGAGTGAGTTCCTCCTCCCCAATGTTGGAAGGACTTGTTTGGCAGACAGCACCGCTCCTACCCATCAGAGCTTTTAACCATCTGCGACAGGGTTACGGACTGGAGGAGCATCCGTAAGTGTCATGACCCTTCCAACGTAGCCATTGAATGGCTGAGGGTAGTCAACTAGGGCTTGGCAAGCCCCCACTTCAAGCACCTATGGTGCTAAGTGGTGGGTAGTTGACTAATATCTATCTCCCTTTTATAATATTATTAATATCTTTATCTGCTATAATTATATCACTCTTCTGTTGCTCGATTAGTTTTAATAATTCCTTATTAATTAATTTACCGTAAGCATCAAAATTCTTTATGTTAATATAAATAAAATTCGGCTTAACTTTTTCTTTTACATTTACTATAATCTCAGTAGGTTTATCATCTACATTAGATATAATGAAAAATCCTGGAGCAAGGTTGTAATTAGCACTTCCATCTGCAGCAAATACTTTATAAACTGTGTAAGCTTCAGAAGCTACTATTACTCCATTTTCTTCATCTACTTCTTCTACTCTAATTATATGTTCGTTACTTATACCACTTTGATCTTTAATAAGAAATATATAATCACCTTTATCAAAATTTAGCATATTATATAATCACTCCTTAATATCTAAATCCAGAATATATTCTGGAGAATTTAATAAGTATTCAAAATACTCTAGTACTGTAAGCTCAAAAAATGAGTCTTTATTTCCTAATGGACTTTGATTAATGACTTCAACTCTTTCTACATTCCAAAACTCATCTCCTTTTTTCAATTTAATATCCTTTAGCTTATAAGGTAATTGTAATTTATCGTTTATTACGCTTAACCAATTTTTAAACACAACCTTTTTTATATCTTCTTCAGTAAAGAACAATGGGAATATATATAACTCAACCGCCTCTCCAGTATCCAATTTTAAATCATAAACAAATTTATAAGTATTATCATCAATCTTTTGCTCTTTAATCTTATCAAGCTTAATTTCTTTTAATTCTACCATTTTGTTTCAACTCCTTTTTTAAACGTCACTTGGTTGTAATACAAAAACTAAGTCTTTTTCATCTGTTACTACGTCTGTTATTATCATCCAATCTTTTCCATTGTGAGCTTTAGTTAATTTATTTACTTTATTTTTATTGAATTCTACTGGTACTGGATATTCTTTAACAATGTCCTCAGTTTTATCATCATCTTTAATAATTCTAAATATTACTTTTTTAGCTATATAAGATGTTCCGGTATCTACGAATGACTGTTTTAACTTTCTTTTACGCTGTTTTTTAGGTTTTAAAATATCGTCATTTTCTACTTCGCTGACTACCTTCTTGTTCTTCTTATTATCCTTTTTATCTTTACCCAATTCCTTCAACAAATTTTTAGTACCTTTCTTCCGTGCCATTCCAAACTCCTCCTTTATTTTTTGAATATCTTTTTAATTTTTTCGCTACTACTATCAGACCATTCTCTTACTAAAGCCCTACTAAAATCTACATAGAACCTGAATTGCTCTCCTGCTTCTCCATCTCTATTTTTAAAGACATATATTATACTAGTATTGTTAGCATTATCAGCAGGTGTAGCGTTTATAGTTACTCCACAGTCTACTATCCTAGCGATACCATAAGATTCTGCGATGTTACTCTCATTAAGAATCTTGCCAGATTCTAACTTTTCTAATGCCGCCCTGTTAAGCTGAGTCGCTGTTATTATAGGTACATTAAATTCAATTCCTAAGTTTCTCAATTGGCTGTATATACTATCAAGCTCAAATCTCCTATCATTATAATGATGTGTTGACCTCATAATATCAGCATAGTCTACTATTATAGCGTCTGGTACAAAATCTTTTACCATCTCCAATCTTCTTATAAACGTCGCGATATCCGTAGCAGTTATAGTATCTGATGGATACCTTTTAACTATAAGATTACCTATATGCTGGCTCATTAATTCTTTTATCTTCTTAACTGCCTTATTGGTCTTTAACTCTTCCTTAGTCAATCCTAATAATCTCATATCATATCTTTGTATAGTTATCTCCTCTGACATTTCCAAACTTATATGTAATACATTTTTCTTCTGCAATAACAAATTTGCACCTACGTTTACTAAGTACATACTCTTACCACTATGAGCTGGTCCCATAAACGTAAATATTTCTCCTACACCAAAACCACCAAATATATTATCAAATGTCTCCCAACCTGAAGGAATTCTAGGAATTTCTTTATTCTCTTTTCTTCTCTTCAATCTCTTTAAAATCTCTTCACCTTCATAGACATCTACACCGAAATCATCTAATGCCGCACCGATGGTTAAAGCTTTTTCGATTCTTTCCTTTACATTATTATGTTTCTTTGGATCACCTAGATCTTCCATTGATTCTATAATTGCTCTCTTCAATGCTTGGCAACTTATAAAATTCCTTATACTTTCTTCGATAAATTCCAATGTAGATGTAGAAATTCTTTTATGATTAAATATTTCATCTAATGTTTCATCTATTGTTTCCGAATAATACCTTTCAGCTACAAACTCTTTAAACGCATCTTTAGTTGGCATACCTTTATACTTATTATAAAAATCTTTCAATGCCGCAAATATTTCTGAATATTCTACTATATCGAAACTAGCTGGATCTGTAAGTATACCAATCCTTTCAAAAATCTTAGGCTCCTGTATCATAGCTGCGATAATTTCTTTTTGGAATTCCGGAGAGAATGAAAAAGTCTCGGTATTCCAACCCTGTATACTAGACAATATCTATCACCTTCCTTGTATTTTTTATCTAAATATTTTAGACAAATTTTCTATCGTTATATCTTCTTCTTTCAATGAAAGTATTTTTTCAGCGAACTCTGGCTCGAATTCTCCTTTGAATATATTTATTATATCATAAAACGACAGACTTGGATTAAGTTTTTTCAATTTAAATAAACTTTTTATATTTACCTTCAAGGAAGGTGTCAACCTATAGAAGTCTTCGTTGGTCTTAGTAATCCAGTGTTTATTCAATTCTTTCCTAGTTTCTTCTTTATTCTTAAAATCATGATATATATTTACCATCTTCGGCGATAGAATAATATTACTTAATGGAATTTTTCTATCAGGCATATTTACAAGCATGGCAATTTCGGACCAATTTTTAATCATAGTATCGAGATAATCATAAACTTCAATATTATTAAAGTTCAAAACCTGCACTAGTTTCAATATCTGTTTCCAAGCCGGTACTGACTCTAGATAGTCTGATACTTTATTAAATTTTTTAGGAATTTTAGACGTATCGGTCTTTGGTACTGCGATACGCCCTTTAAAATCTCTAGTATATTTATATAATATTTTGTTGTACATATTAGCTATTTTTTCTATTAATATCAACTCACTCATTTTCTTATTAATATTATTAAGAAACGAAATATTTTTATTTGTCATCATAACTCCTGTACCGCTCCTTTACTAAATAGTCTATAAACTTTACTATATTATCGGCTCCATACTTTTCTGCTAAATAATTATTTTCCATTATATAATTGTTTACTATATTTCGTAAATAGCCAACGCTTCTTTTAGATATTATACCATCATAGTTTATCGTATTCTCATCTTTATTTATTATCTTACCATATTTATTCTCAATAAAAGTTAATATGTTGCTCAAGCTCTGATAAATATTTGTTATTAACTCTCTATAAAACCTCTTTTTACTCTTGAATAAACTATTAAATTTAAATTCAATGTTCAAGTCTAAATCGTTCTCAATCTTGTATATCATATCATTAATTATATCATCATTTTTCACATTTGTATAATAGAAATTTAAGCAGTCTTTGAGGTTGCTTAAATATTTGTAAATTATGTATATGGACTCTTCTAATTCAAGGGGAATATTTTTACACGTGGGCTTGAGTTTAAAATCCTGAGAATTAAAACTATCATCAGCTTGGTTATTAAATACTTTCA